AGCGCCGCCCGTCATAGGATTCAGTGGGACGTTGTCGGCCATGATCAGGACTCTGTGATGGCGGTCGCGGTCGTCAGTTCAGGCGTCACGCCCGTAGAGACGGAGATCGTGGGCGAGGTCGGACCGGCATACAGTATTTCACCCGCGCCGCTCGAAGCTTCACCAACGGCGAAGTAGGTGACTGACGCCGAACCGCCCGTGCAGGTCGGGAAGACGATCAGCGCCGCCGGAGAGACGCTGTTGCCGGTCACAACCCAGCCGCCAGAGGTCCGAGCGACGCCAACGCGAGCGTAGCCCGTGTAGGCCACCTCGTTGCTGTTCTGCGTACCGCCCGCAGTTGGGTCGGCGCTGTGAAGGCTAACCCAAAGCTGCGTCAGCGGGCTGGAGGCCGCATTGTCAGCAAGGTTAGGAATCGTCGTGCCGTTGAAAATCAGCGCCAAAAGCTGGTTGGCATATGTTGAACCCTTTTCACCGCTCATAGTTCAGCGATCCTTTTCCTGACTGCTTCAAGCTCATTCTTGCCTTTGACAGTCAACATGTCCTCAGGCAGGTCGCGAAGGTTGTAAATCCAAACAGCGAAACAGCGGCAAAACGGCTCTTCGCCGACGGCGGTGATCTCGTCGTAATAGCCAGCCTTGCCGGCCTTGACGAAACCCGACTTCTTGGCCCACGAGTCGCGCATCAAATAAACTTTTCCGTCACGCTCTTTGTGATTGTGACGGTAGTTGTAGTTCGCTTGCCGCCAGTTGCTGCGCCACATCACTGCGATCGCGCCGCCGTCCTTAGCGATCACTTCGCTGATGGAGGCCGACAGTTTGTGGCCTTGGTCAATGATCACCCGCCGCTCTTCAAAAGGCAGCTGCGTTAGCGCCTTGCGGATGTTCTGCTTCTCTTCGCCCTTTTTGACGACTTTAGAGCCGCCGGCAGGAATACTTGACGCCCAGCCGCTGAACCGTTGCAAGGTCTTGGCGATCGATTGCTGCCGGTTAAGCTTGATCAGGTCTGCGCTGGCAAGAATGCGCCGATCCAACTCACCACGCAAAATCGGCCGCAACTTGTCGATCGTAAAACGCGAGACACCGGGGTGATACTTGGCCACCGCACCTTTGTCAACCAGCCGCGTGTAAACTGCCATCAAAGCCTCGCGCAACATGCGCTCGGTGTCAGCCATTGAACGCATCGAGCGTTCGGCAGCTTCCTTGATGCGCATCTGCCAGTAGGCCACGCGCTCGGCGGAGTCAAACCCATTGGCCGTCAGGTCAGCGATGGCTTCCGTCAGGATCTCGTAATAGGTCTTGCGCGGATCAGCCATCGGACTTGTTGCGCTTGCTTATGGCATGAGCCTTAGCCCGTGCATCCTCTTTGCTGCTCGCACCCCACTTTTGCAGGCTTAGGAGCAGGCGGGTTGGCGAACCGTCGGGATTGTGCTCGGGCCCCTTGGCGCTGCCCATGCGAGCGAGAAAGCTGGCCCGACGCGGATTGTCGCCTTTCTTGACCGGCGGCTTCAGGTGATGGCCTTCCTTCTCGGCCATCTCACGACCTTTGGCCGTCAGACCGCCCGTCGGGCTTTTGCCTTCAGCGTCTTTGCGGCTCGTCATGGCGTCGAGCTTGGCCAGTGCGGCGTCGAGCTTGGCGTGATCGAGCGTCATTTGTTCAAGTGCTCCACCTTACGCGCAACAGCCATCCAGAGGTCGCAGTAGGCTTCCTGATAAGACAATATGGCGAGCCTTGCGCTTTCGGCTTCGTCCCAAAGTGAATGGTTGCAACAAACCAAGAATTGATGGTGCGCAAGACCCACGTTCGAAAGGGCGACCTCGGCTCTCTCGATCATCGAGGCCAGTTCAGCGTCCATCGCTATCGCTTTCGGGCCGGAAGTCTTGCGATAGCTGAGGAAAGTTCTCGCAGCGGTTCGCTGTCAGCGAAGGGCTTGGGCGGGTGCGGCTCTTTGGTTTCTTCACCAGCCATGGCTTGTTCAGGCGGCGTGTATTCCTTCAGCGCCTCGAAGTCCATTTCAAGCGGTGTGCCGAACAGGTTCTTCAGGCTGTTGAAGTTGTCGCAGGCCCATTGCAGCAGGATGGCCTTGTTGTCAGGGTCCATCTGCGGGAGCATGACCTCAACCATGGCGATGACAGCGCGGAGCTGGACGTCTGCCACGCGGATCTTTTCACTCTCCGGCTCTTCAATGAGCGAGGGCCAGATGGTTGTGAAGCTGTTGCTCCACTCGTAGAACGCCTGATTGTACGGCATCTTGCCATACTGCTCGGGGAATTCGTTCTGGATGGCCTGATAGAATTCTTCGTTCCAAGCGCGATAGCGAACAATCTTGTCGAAGTAGCTATAAGCAGGCTCCATCCACTCGCGCAGGCGGTTGATGAATTGGGCAACATGCTTAGCGTCTTCGGTGCCCTCGCCAAAGCCCTCGGCAAAGGTCTCACTTAGCAGGATCTTGGACGGCGTGCTTGAGGCCGAGGCGATGTTTTCAATGATGTGCTTGCGCGCCATGCCGTAGGCGCCATCCAAGTTCTTTAGGTCCAAACTCTCAATGGACTCCTCGGTCGCGATTGAGAGTACGTTGCCGACGGCTGCTTCCTTCAGAAGCGTGCGCTTTTGGCCGGCAACGTTGGCCATGAGTTGGTCAACCACGGACGACTGCTGATGAAGCTTGGCGATGAGCACGCCGGACTTGATCGCGATCAGGTCGTCAGTGATGAGCGTATTGATATAGCTCTTCAGCTGGAAGAAGGCTCGCTGGTAGACCGAACGGCCGACGTAGCCAAAGGCCGAAGTGGTGTACTCAATGTAGATCGGGTCTTCATTGAGTAGCGTTACCGTCCGGCTGCGATGATACTGGCGGCCCTGAACCGCGATGTTTGTGACCTTCTGGAAGTCCAGGGCCGATGGGTTCTGGTTGAGCACCAACGAGCCGGCAGTGTTCAACGGGTCAAACACGTTGAAGGCGATTTCGGCGTCGGCCAGCTTGGTGAAATCGACCGGCTGATCAAACTCGACGTCTTCGGCCAGCAGAGCGACGGACGCCACGCCATAAATGCGCGACAGCCGAGCGAGGTTGAAGATGTGCTTGTCAGCGCCGATGCGCTTCCATTCCTCTTCAAATGCCTCGACCAGCCGCTCTTCCGGACCCTTGGGCACGCTGATCTTGCGCTGCTGACTTTGGGCCATGGCGATTGGGTAGTCTGCCAGCTTGCCCCCAAGCGGGTGGTAGCTGTAGATCGCCTTGCAGACCTCGTAAGACGGGTCGTCACCGGGCTGGATGTCTTGGGCGGTGAGCAGCGCCTGCAGGTTGTTGCCGAGGGTTGCGCCGTTAATGTTGACCGTCGACATCAGAACCCTCCCTTATCACCAAGCGCCAGAGCGATGCCGTAGCAGTACGCATCAAGCAAGTCATCCGCTCGTCGAGCTGCGTCCTTGTCGCCTACGCGGAATGAGGTGACTTGGCTGATCAAGTGATTGCGCGTCGCGCCCTTGAACATGAATGTTTTGTCATAGGCATTGCGGCTGATTTTAACCTCGCCGCGATAGTGATAACCGGACACGCTGATGGCGCGTTCGTCTTTGCCGAGCGCCGTCAGACGGGAATCTATCGCTCTGGCCTTTAGGGAGCGCCTCCGAGCCTGTTGGAGGAGAATCTCACCCGAAGCCTTGTCTTCGATAAAAACGCCGCCGGAGCCGTATCGAGCGCCGCAGGCGGCTGCTAGCGATTCCAGGTTCTGCAGGACCGTCGGCAGCCAGACCTCAAGCATCGCGCCTTCGATCTGAACAAGGTCATAGTCGAGCAGCATCAGAGGCGTCTTGCTGAAGCGGTCCCGCGCCCAATATGTGACGCCGGTGCCGTCATTGCCGGTGCCGGTCTTGGTGGCCGTGTCCATGACTGCGAACACGATGTCGCAGCGAGCGGGGTAATCAACCGGCTGCCCATCGACCAGAAGCTTGTCGAGGTCAAAAAACGCGACGCCTGACCAGTCGACAAACTCTGCAGCGTATTCCTGCGCGAACACCAGCGGGTGCTCTTTGGTTTTTAGGTCGGCGAACACCTCATCTCGGCGAGCGAGCCAGCTTTCGCGGCTTTCGTCGAGGCGTCGCGCCGGAACGTGCGGATTGTTCCAGCTTGGCGCGTGATACTCGATAAAACCATGTTCCGGCTGATTGCAAATTCGCCAGAAGAAATTCTCGCTGTCAACGCCGTTTGTGTTGGAGGTGACCAGCGCCCGTCCGGAATAGTCAAGCAACGTCGGGAAAATGGACCGTTTCCAGATGTCCATCATCGCGGTGTTCTTGGTGAATGCAGCTTCGTCCACCACCACCCGGTGATACTTCCGGGAGCGGCCAGCACGCTCATTCTCGAGCGACCAGAAGTCTATGCGCCCACCGCCCATGGTGCGGATGACGCCGGCACCCTTGTTGGATGCGGTGACCACCGGCTCAAGGAGGTCCAGGACCTCCTCATAGACTTCAGACAGTATCTTGTACTCAGGGGCGAACCAACCGATGATCTCGCCCCGGATGGCACCGTCCGCCGCCCACGTCTTGGCGAAGTCGGTTTTGCCCCAGCGACGGCCGCAACGGATGGCCTTGAGTCGGCCCCCAGCGTTGACTTCCCAATCGCCGCCCCGCGCGTCAGCCTTGAGGAGATAGGCCTTTACCTGATCCTCATGAAGCGTCGGCAGCTGGACCGCGATCTCAGGCACCGGGCAGACCGCCCTTGATGACGATCGAAACCGTTGCTCCGTCGTCATCAGGCTTCAGCTTGTCGCCGTACTTCTTCGGCGCCAGTTTGGCCGCGCGCCACTGCCTCGCCCAGATGCGGAGCTTGGCCACCTGCCAGTTGTCCTCGTTGGCGCCGTCGGCGATTTGGATCATGTTGTCGACTTCGGCTTCTTGCTGCGCTGACCTCGCGCGCGAGATTTTCGCCTCAAAGTCTGGGTCGGTCGCCATCCGCTCATAGATGCGGTTGGAGGATATCATCAGGTCGTCGCAGACCTTGTAGACGGCCTCCCCACCAGCAATGCGCCGGCAGATCATGTCCACCGTTTCGGGGTCGTCCAGGTCTACGTTTGAAGGAGCGCCCATCTTGCCGGGTTTGCGCGGAGGCGCGTTGGGATGAACCCGATGCGTCTTTGGCTTACGTGCCGGCTTGTCAGTCATGCTCCGCAATCCG